CTCCGACTGGTATTCGGGATTAGATGAAGCACGTAAAGGTTATGTAGATGAAATTGCTACTTTGTCAGAGCAGGGTAATCCGTTAATGCTTTCTACAATTAAAAAGGCAGTGTATGAAACAGAAACAACTGATAGTGATAAGCAATTAGCTGATATCGCAGTAGAGATTTCTCCAGGTTTTTATGCTCAGAAATTGACAATACCAATGGAGTTGTTAGAGTTTGCGATTTCATCTGCTGATGCAAGAGGTACCCAAAAAAATCCGAACCAAGATCAAGAAAATCCTACAACTTTAAAACCAGAAGAAGTAGAAGATAAAGCTATTGATGTAGGGCAGCAAACTAAAGTACCAAACGGTGATTATAAATTAACCACCGCGAAATATTTAAACGCGTAATTCGAGCATACAAGAATAGAAGTTGATCTCCTGATCTATACACTGACTATTCTGATAAAAATATCTAGAGACTGTAATTAAACAGTCTCTTTTTTTGTCTTCGTTCATAGAAGACTCATACAAATAATCAAATAATTTTTTGAAAAGCATATCATAGTCATTATTAAACACAGATTCATTTTCAATAATATGTTTGCGTATATTCCTATATTGTTTTTTAGGCAATAGACTAGAAATTATTTCTTCAAAGAAACTATCAGCATTAAAATCATTTTGTTGTTTACCATCAGATAAATGATATTTTTGTATGCTATTTATACCTTTACGGAAATCTGGATAGCAACTATCAACAATGTCCATAAAGTCTTCTTTCTTAATAGACATTTCTTCAGTCTTTACAATAGAAATTAATTTAGTTATGTAATCAGATTTATCGTAATTAATATCTATAGTTTGACACCTACTTTGTAACGCAGGTATAATTTTATGTTTATAATTCGCAGTGAGTACAAATCTAGTTAAGTCATGATATTCTTCTATTGAATTACGTAGAGCTTTTTGCGCATCAACAGATAACCCATCACACTCATCTAAAATAATAACTTTTATATCTCCGAATAGACTTTTTGTTTGTGCAAAATTAAGAACCTTTGTTCTTATAGTATCAATTCCATTTTCATCAGAAGCATTAATATACAGATATTGACATTTAAGTATATCATTAACAATAACTTTAGCTAAAGTTGTTTTGCCAATACCAGGTAATCCAACAAACAAAATATTAGGTAACGTTTTATCTTGCTTTATTTTATTAAAATAAGTAACAATGTTCTTGTTTAGAACAACATCGTCTAAACAAGAAGGTCTATACTTTTCGCACCAAATATCCGATATTTCCATTACATTTCTTTACGTAAATCGAAAACGTTATCATCTGATAACTTATCTGTATCCATAGGAGAATCTGTTGACCCAAATCCTGCATCGCCTCGATCAGCTTCTGTTACCTCATCTGCCCAGCTAACATTTGCAGTGATATG